AACTCACAGAGCGTCAAAAGCAAATGGTTCACGACCAAGTTTTTGCCAGTGAAATACACAAAAATGAATCTGCCGCCAAAAAATCCGCCCACAAAGAAGAAACTGATGCAATGCGTGCCGCCAAAAAAGAACAGGCTGCAATTGATAAATTTAGCGACAACGACCCGTTAAAAAAATATCAAGCCGATATGCGTGACTTGGCAGCAGTGCGTGGCAAATTAGAACCCGAAACCTTTTTGTTAAATGAGCAAAAAATCGCCGCTGAATTTGAGAAAAATACGGTTGATTTGAAAGCCTATAACGATGAATTAGAACGCCAAAAAAAGTACCTTGAACACGTTGGTGATTACAATTCGCTTGTCACAGAATCACAAAACAACCTTTCACGCGGTGCAATTACGCCACAGGAACACGGGCTAAATGTCTCGCAAGCTAACGCGGGTTTGATGAATAACGCCGCATCAGCGTATCCGAATGCGAAAATACCTAACATTCCTGTCAATCAATCCGCCGAAGTTATCGATAAGAAAAATATCAATGAGTCGGCAAAGGAATTAGCAAAATTCACAGAGGAATCTAACAAGGCGATTGCTGCATTAGATAGCTTTGGTAATAGCGGCAAGATGGCATTTGATGGCATTTTAGGCGGTATAAGTGCTGTTGCGAGTGCTGCAACATCATTTAGTGATGAAATGACTAAGCTCAATAATAGCCAAAATGAAAGAGCCTCTAGTTACGATAAGTTTATGAAAGATTCGACAAAATCAGAATCCGACAAAGCTGCCGCAACAAAGCAATTCGCCAAAGAAAAAGAAGCCTACGATTCAAAATCATTTGCGGCTGAAATCAGTGGGGCGCGTCAAGTGGCAGGCGCAGCTTCAAAGATGTTTAGTGAAAAATCCGCTGCGCGTAAAGCCTTTCATGCTATTGAAATGGGGCTTGCTGTTGTTGAAATGGCAATGTCAGCCAAAAAAATGATTGTCGATGTTGCCGCAGGTGCAGCTAGTATGTTTGCACAAGGCGGATGGGCTGGTTTTGCTGGTGTTGCAGCAATGATGGCGGTGATGGGCGGGCTGGGGTTTGCTATGTCAGGCGGTAGCGGAAAAACGGTCGATAACACCACTCCAGCGTCAAAAGCGGAAGGCACGGTTTTAGGTAGTCCAACCGCTACATCAAACAGCATCGACAATATCATCAAAACGCTTAACGATATTCACGCGCAAGAATACCCAGAATTAAAAGCAATGGCAGATAATTTCAGGGGCGTTGACCGTGATTTGTATCAAATGCAACGCGATTTATCGCTTGCAACAGCCAACTTTACTAATATGCAAAGTATGGGCATTCCAACAAGCCCAACGGGTGCAGGGCAATCTAAAAACCCACTTGGTTCAACTGGAACAATCGCTGCAAACTTGGGTGCATCGGTTGCGTTAGGGGCAACAGGTGCATTATCAACTGCTGGGCTTTACGCTGGTGCGGCGTTAATCAATGCAGGTGCTACCTCTTTGGGCATTGGTATTTCAACAGCCGCAGCGTCAAGTGCCACAATGGCGGCAGGTATCGGTGCAGGTTTAGGTGCAACAGGCGCAGCAGCAACGATGATAGGCGGTGCAATTCTAGGGTTAGCTGGTGGGCTTATTTTGGCAGCCGCACAATACGGTCTAGGTAAATTACTAGGCATTGGCAAAGTAAAATATCAACAAATCGGCGAAGGCATCGTTATTGGTTCGGGTAAGTTAATTCAAGACGGCATGGCTACTGCTGTCGATGCTCAAACTTGGCGCAAAGATATTCAAACAATCAAAGGCTGGTTTAGCGATAAAAAAACAGTCATTGAAACTTACGGACAATTGAGTGATGACGTTTATAACTCGCTCAATAGCATGACGGCTAATTTAACTTATGGCATGATGAATGCGGCGCAACAATTGGGCGCATGGGACGTGTTAAGTTACAAATTTACCGAAACTGCCAGCCGCCCTGCATTAAAAATTGATTTTTGGAAAGATGGTAAGCGTGTCGAAGATACAAACAAGGTTTTAACAGACCAAATCAACGCATGGATGGATAGAACAGCTACGGCGGTTTTTGGCACGTTATTTGGTGAATATCAAAAAATCGGCGAAGGCATGATGGAAACCGTTGCGCGTCTTGCTGGTGAAGTAGCGGTCGTGAAAGGTTCGTTTGCAAAAATGCACTTGAGCGTAGGGGATTCAAATTTAGGCTTAGTCACATTTTCAGATACGTTAGTGCAAATGTACGCTTCAAGTGCGAAAGCTGATGACGGCTTAAAAAACTTTGTGGCATCGATGAATGATTTATATAACTTCACCATGTCAAAAGGTCAGCAATCACAAGATTCAATTGACAAATCAAAGCAATTTTTAGGTGCTGATTTTAACATCTACGATACGGATGCCGTAAAAAATAGAACACTTGAAATCACAACGAAAATTGCAGAGGCTCAACAAAAAGCAACGGATGCTGAGGCAAAAGTTAAAGCGATGCAAAATCCAGTAAACGACTACTGGAATCCAACGCCTGCCTCAAGCATGGAAGATGCCTATAAATCAATCGGTGGCAATCGCAGCGATTGGGAAGCCGTATTTGGCAAAGACTTAAATGCGGCGACTTATGAAACGTCAAAATGGACGCGCGAAACTCTCGTTGCATTAGGTGACAAGTGGAAACCCGTTGTTGATTTTTTTGATGAAAAAATAAAAATAAAAGCCGCAGGGGAAGCGGCAGGCGGTTCAACGCAAACGATTGAGCAAAATCAAGCTGCACTCGCAGCAGCACAACAAGCATCGACTAATGCAGCAGCAGAGGTTGTGGTACTTACAAATTCGCTCACATATTTAAAAGATTCTGCATCGGCAACGGCATCGTTATTAGAAGCACAATCAAAATATCTTGATTTAACGCAAACATCGGCTGAAAAAACAGCGCGTGAACGTAATGATTTTATCAAAACAAATCTTAGTGGCTTGAAAGATGATTTAAGCAAATCACCTTATTACGATACGTTCAAACCGATTGTTGATGCGATGAAGGCGGCAGGTATTCAAAGCGGCTTTACAGCAGAGGACTTACAACGTTTTGTGTGGAAACTAGAAGATTCAGCAAAATCCATTAAAAAACTCGCGGATGCAACGAAATACTTCGATGGCTTCACTCAAAACATCAAAAGCTGGGTGCAAAACTTAAAAGCTACGCAACTCGGCTCGCCTGAATCGCAATTTAACGCGGCAAAAGATAACTTTGCGGCTCAAATGAAAATCATCAATGGTGGTTTAGCGACCAGTGCTGAAGAAAAACAAGTAGCATTAAGCGGTATTACGGGCGTTGCAGATACTTATATCGCAGCTATCAGAAGTAATTACGCTTCTACAAAAGAAGGTCAAGATTTGATCAGCCAAGTCCTTGAACAGGTCAGCGGATTAACAACAACAGTTGATGTACAGCAGTTACAGCTCGGTGTTTTGCAAAGCATCCGTGATGGCGTTCACGCATTGCCAACGGGCATTAGTGACACGCAAAAAACCTTCTTTGAATCGCTTGCTACAAAAATTGATACTGCACAAAAAACATATATTGCTGCACCAACATCGACTAATGATTTAATTGCTAATACGCTCGCTAAAGAGTGGACGATAGCGGTTGATGCAGTGAGTAAAGGCGGTGGCTTTTTAGATGCCTTGATTAAGAGTTTTGATGGTGATAAAGGCTTGAATTCGGCAATCAATTTGATTATTGATGATAAATCACTTAATTCCGTGCAAGCGCAAACTGCGGTAGATAACGTACTTCGCAATTTAAAAGTAGTCTTTATCGATAATGAATTTGTTGCGCCGAACTTTTTAAGTCTTGCTCAGAAATTCATTGACCAGCAAATTGATTTGATTAACCCGCCGCCAATTTATTTGAATGCAAATAACGACGATGCGCTTGTGAAAATAAAAACAACAGGCGAAAAATTAACGGCTTATAACGGAATTAACGTCAATAAAATTGTTGAAGTTAATACGACCTCAGCAATCACAAATATCAAAGATTTAACAAAGGCTACAAATGATGCCATGAGTGCGATCGCGGCATTAAATACCGCGAAAAGTACGCCCATTTCATATCCAACTGCGCTAACACCCAGCGACATCACAAACATTTCACCTAGCATTTCAAATTTAAGTGCCTTAGGTGGTTTGACAGCAGCTAATTCGCCTGTTTACACACCTGAGATGCTACAAGCCGTACAGCCTCAGTTGATACAATCGCCTGCTTACGCAATCACACCAGCAGCCATAACGAACGTCGTGCCTAGCATCAATGCAGATTTAAACAGCTTGTCGCTTTCGACGCTTACAAAAGACCCAAGTATTCAAGCGATTATTGATAGCGCGAGTGCAATGGCAACGCAAAAGTCACGCGGCGGCGCATTTACTGAAGGTGCATTAAACGCACAAAACATAGTCGAATCCTACAAAGCAAATTATCCGCAATACTTCGCTAAGGGTGGTGCATTCACAAACGGCGTTGTTTCTGAACCAACAATGTTCAATATGGGAGTTATGGGCGAAGCTGGTTCTGAATTCATTATGCCGGCCGCTGAAATGCCAGGTGGAAAACTTGGTGTTCATGCGATTATGCCAAAATCATCGAACGATTCAGGCTCAAACAATAACGCTGAAACGATTAAAAAACTCGAAGAGATTAACAATCGATTAGTCGAGCAACAAAAACAAGCAGACCAGCAAATTCTCCAATTATCTGCGTTAATTCAAGTCATGAACGACATGCTTGATGAAAGCAAAAAGCAAGCGGGTTCGCTTGATGCGCTTGAAACAAAAACGCGCATTCAAAACAAGCTAAACAAAAAGGTAGCCAACGGATGATACCTGTTTGGATTGCAACGATTACCGTGCTTGATGAAAACGATGCGCCAAAAACACTGTATTTTGGCGATAGCACTTACATTGATGATGACTGGAATCTTTATAAAAATCGCATGGCACAGCCCGCACTGGTAAAAGTTTCTGCTGACGACGGTGGAACATTCCACTGTTTTAGCTCGCCCAGCATTGGTGAAATTGAGCTTATCAACGTTGATGGTGGGCTGAATTATCTTACAAATTATGCGGTGGATAACGGCACGGTTTCGCTGTCATTGATAGATGAGAATGGATTCCAAATAGATTATTTAACGGGAAAAGTATTGACTCCTCATTCAACCGATAAAAGTATTTTCTTAACACTGCAATCGATGAGCGAGTTGCTTTCGCGCAATCATCCAAACAAAAAATATGCTGGCAATAACGTATTACCTGCTGGAACAGAAGGTGTTGCGACAGATTTAAAAGGTAATATCAAGCCGCGCATTTTCGGTAGCAATAAGAATCAAACGCCTATTTTTGTGAATACCGCACGGTTAATTTATCAATTTTCAGACCGCCAAAGCGGCATCGTGACCGCAGTTTATGATAAAGGTGGAGCGTTGACGCTGGGAACGACATTTGCCCAGGCTAATTTTTCAACGTTTGAAACAGCTGCGCCGACCGCTGGCACATTTAATCGCTGTGGTGGCTTTATTAAGTTAGGCGCATCTCCAGTTGGTGCAGTCACAGGTGATGCGTTCGATGGTATTTCACTTGCTACGTCAGCCACATCCCTTGTAATCGGAATGGGAACAAAAACGTTTTCTACGCAAGCAGGAAAAAACTTTGTTTCTGGTAATACGCTAACTATTTATTCCGCTGCAAATCCCGCTAATTTCATGAACGGTACAGTTACGTCTTACGCCACAACTTCATTGGTGATGAACATTATCGCTGTTGGCGGAAGTGGCACATTCTCGGATTGGATTGTTAGCAGCAATTTAGCAGGGGACGTATTTAACGAAATCGTTAAAGAGCTGACTTTTTCACCAGCAATTACATTTGATGCGTCAGGAATTAAAGCCTTAAACACTGTGGGTGAAATTGGTATTTTAGTTAATGCCGAAACCAGCACTGCATCACTCTTGAATCAAATTATTTCGGCTATCGGGGGAATTTGGTTTTTTACTGGTTATGTCATTTCAGCGCAGTTAATCGCACTGGCAACGACTTACACGCTTGAAATTACAGACAGCAAAATTATTTCCCTTGAGCGAACAGGTACAGGGCTTGGTACAAATGACTTACCGATAACTGCTTTCTTGATTAGCTACGACAAAAACTTAACAGTACAAAATCGAGCCGAATTAGTTTCAATGATAACAGATGCACGGGTTTCATATTTATCACAGGAAAGTCGCAGTGCTTTTGTTGAAAGTACAGCCGTTTTGTCACATCACCCCATGGCGGAAGCCATCACGATTAGCGGTTCGGTATTACGAAATGAAGCCGATGCGTTAGCGGTTGCAACACGCTTATTGAATTTGGCAGCGGCGCGTGTCGATGTCGTCAATATCACAGTGATGGTTGAGAGAATCCCCGCGCTTGCCATCGGACAAGGTATTTTGGTCACTACATCAAAATTGGGTTATGACGATGGGAAAATTCTGACCATTATTGGCTTTGAAATTGACGCAAAACGCAAGCGCATCACCTTGGAGACCATTGGCTAATGACATCAAATATCACATTTGTTTATCCAAACAGAATCGATGAATGCACAATTTTTGACGCGAATAATCCTGCTAATTGGTCAACGAAATTACCGCTAACAAACATTCAAAATCGAATCATAAAAGAAGTAGCACGTTCGAACATTGGTGTTAGGTCAGCAGTGCTAAAAATCAATTTGTCGAATCAATCAAGACCCATTGGCGGAATTGGTATTGTGAAACATAACTTCACAACCAATGCCAAAGTACGCTTTGAAGGTTTTTCAGGTTTGGATTTTACAGGAACAAAACGTTTTGACAGTACGGAAGATTATCGCGCTTATCCGATTATCAACCCGATGGATAATGGTGCAATTCCATTTGAATCAAGAAACTGGTGGCTAGGAACAGTTGAGGAATCAGAGCGTAAAAGCTACACCTCTTTATGTTCGTTTTATCCTGATGATAACAATATGTGTCAATCAGTGAGAATTACCATCGTTGATCCCGTCACGGTAGGTACAACCTCTGCAACGAGTATGTTAATTGGCAAAGGACAAAAAACCTTTACTACTGCATTGGGCGACGTTTATTACTCAGGGCAAAAAGTCACAATTTATAGCAACGCAAATCCCGTTAATTTTATGAGCGGTGAGGTTGCTTCATGTGTTGGAACAAACCTTATCTTAAATTCCGCGCAAATTGGTGGGAGCGGAACATTTAGTGATTGGAACATCATCAATGGCGACAATTATCTTGAAATTGGTCGCATCATTTTAGGTAAAGCTATCGAGCCAAAATACAATCCAGAATACGGCAATTTTGCCATGGGATTTGCTGATTTAACCGAAGTGACTAACGCGAGCGATTGTACTGAATACTACAATTTCAAACCGAGGATGCGTGTAGTGTCGAGTAATTTTAAGCATTTAACAAAACCTGAAGCATTAAGCGGTTTTTTAGATGCTCAACGCGAATTGGGAATTTCGGGTGAGTTAATGTTTGCTTTTTCAAAGCCAGAATACATCGTCGGCATAAATTCAAACATCAATATGACAAAAGATGCAAATCACTATTTACATACATTTTTAGGGCATTTTACGAGCCTGAATAAAGTTATCCATGCCTATTGCGGTGGTTATGAAAATAACGTTGAGATTAAGGAGATTGTTTAAATGGCTGCAAATGAAGTTTATTTCGACCCGCTTGTTGGCGGTGATGGTTCAAGAGTTACTGATGATGATAATCCAAATACGGGTCTTGCGAATGGCGGTGCATTGCTGCGACTCGTTCCAATGTTCACACAAATGATTGCAGTCTGCAATTGGGTAATCAATTCAATTTCGACATCATTATCAGATATTGCAAGTAGCATCGATGCTGCGGCAGCGAGTGCAAGTGCGGCATTAAGCAGTGCAAATGCAGCAGCTGCAAGTGCAGCGCAAGCAGCGCAACAAGCAAACACGCTGACAGCGACATCGACGACAAGTCTCGCAATCGGCACGGGTTCAAAAACATTTACAACGCAAAGCGGTGAGCAATTTTTAGCAGGGCAGTTTGTCACGATTGCACAGAACGGCACGCCATCAAATTATATGTACGGGCAAGTCACGAGTTATTCAACGACACAACTTATTGTAAATGTCACCACAGCAAACGGCTCAGGAACGATTGCGGATTGGCTTATTTCACTTAGCGGAATTCAAGGTGCTACGGGTGCTACGGGTGCAGCAGGAATCACAAAATCACAACTCTTTTTCAATCGAGGCTAATGAATGGCAGCTTTTAACAATTCCGCTGATTTAACGGCAAATACAAACACGACATTGCGAACTGTGACGGCTGGACTGACTGCATCTTTTACAGCGAGCTTTGCAAATCGAAATGCTACCCCTGTGATGGTTAAATTTGCTCATGCTTGTGCAAGCGCAATACCTGCAAATTCCGAATGGAAATCCTATGACGTTTATATCCCTGAAAACGGCGTATTTGAAATAACGGGCTTGGTTGCCACGTCAGGAAAACTAATCGTTGCACAATCAAATACGGCAAACGTTAGTGTGCAAATCTATGGTTATGAGGACTAAAAAATGGCAGTAAGTTTAATTGAAAATACGCTAATAAATGTCAAAGTGCGAGGCACAGCGAGCGGTGCAATTACCGCAGGCGATTTGGTTAGTAACTATGAGACAGGGGTTATAGCTAAAGTCAATGCAACCCTTGGTGTGCAAGTCGAAAATAATACCACGCAAGGTTTATCAGCAATCAAAGTTCCTAGCTCACTTGAAGGCACAGCAGCTTATGGGCAAGCAACTAACGATATTCATCAAGACGCAATCTGCGAATTAGCAACGGGAAACATTGCTTTTATTTACACGGGCAACGGCGCAACTGATAACACAAATTTAAATTTGAGAATCAAAACTCCATTGGACGGCGATATAATTGCAAAAGTAACGGTATCAACTGATACGTCAATTAATTTTCAAAAAGTAATCAAAATAAGCTCTACGCAGTTTGCAGTGATTTGGAATACGGGGTCTGCTTTAAAATGTCAAATTTTTAATAACAACGGTACGACTTCTGGAGCAACATTTACGGTCGATACGTTAGCAGGTAGTAACTACTTGTACTGGAACGCAACGGTTCTAGCAAACGGAAACATCGTATTCGTTTATAACCAAATTACCACAACTAATACCGTATTCAAGGTTTATAACGCAGCAGGAGCAGTGGTTGTTGCTGCTACTACTATCGGAGCTGGGGATTCAGCAACTAGTGGAATTTCAGTTTTAGGTTGTAGCAACGGTGATTTTGTCGTCATGTACTATCGTAGCACGGCAACAGCAGCATTAAAAATTGCTCGATATACATCAGCAGGTGCAGCAGTCGGCTCAATCCAAAGTTCAGCATCTTACTTGATGCTGAATTATGCCAATTTTTCAGATTTGTTAATTGAATTAACGGGTGGAAATGTTGTTGCGTTGCTTGCTTCTAACGGCACATCGTATCCAGCGTACATAGTGCTGTCATCAACACATACCGTCGTTAAGACGTTCACACAATTATCGTCGGCAGCATCAACTCTTTTGGCAAATGAAGCCCCTGCTATTTGCTCCATTCCTAATGGTAACTTTGTAATAATTGGCAGAAATACAACAAATAATACTAAATTAACGCTTATGATTTTTGATAGTTCTGGCGGCGGAGTATTAACTAAAACTGACGCGGGTGGAGCTTCTCCTGTTCCTTATACCACTATCGGACAAGGTTCAGGTGTTTCGGCATTTTTGTTGGGTGCAATAGGATTCGCAACATTCAGAACTCAATCCGATGGGACAAACTATTGTGGAGTGCTTGATGTTATGAATATGCAAGGGGTATCGATTGGTTCAATAGTTATAGCTAAGGTAGCAAACACTAATACTATTTATTGGCGTAGTGTTATTTTAGCAGCTGGTGGTATTTTAATTGGAATGTTCAAAGAAGGTGGAAATATCTATCTGCAAAACTTCTACTACAATTGCTTTAGACGTTCAATTATTGGTGTGTCAACTGATACCGTTGCAGATGGTGCAGCAGTTAATGTGTTCACAAAAGGCAATTACACAATAAATCAGACACTTGCTAATGGGGGAAATTTTGACAATACCACAACGGTTGTAGCGGGTACTAAAGGCTCAGTAGTCGGAAATACGGCGATTTTGAGAGGCACGTTATGATGCTGTTTAATGGTGATACATTGCTTGCTGAGAGCGATGAAATTATCTGGATTGAATCCGAGCAAGGATATAAAGTCGATAGTGAGATTTTTGTTGATACGCAAAGAGCGTTCACTGTTGTTGATACCGAAAAGCAAAAAAGGGATGTTCAACAATCGCTTGATGATTTTGCACGGGAAAAAGATTTTGACGGCATTGGCGAAGCGAGCGCATTAGTTAATTGCCCTGATCCTCAATGGTCTGCTGAAGCTAAAAAATATGTTGAGCTTTGGTATAAGACTTGGAAAGCGTTTGAATTGAATGAGCCACTGCCTGTTTTGACTTGGGATTAAACTTCACAGCCCGAATTTTTCGGGCTTTTTTGTGTCTGCTAAAAAATCACTAGCGCGTGCGAATATCAAAAAAAACATCACTTCAATACCCTTTCAATCAACGAAACTTTTTTGATTGATAAGTCATGCCACTAAAAGACCCTGCAAATTACCCAATAGTCACTTATGAATGGGTCATCGGAATATCGATGCTGGCAGGATTTGTCAGCTTTATAGAAAAAATGAAACTCTTCAGAGTGAAGGAATTCACATGGCGGGGATTATTTTTCATGATTGTAGGCTTGGTTTGCGAGGCAATATCAAGTGTTTTTGTGGGGCTAATGTCGTTTGCAATTTGCGAATCTTATGGCGTTGAGCAAATCACATCGGTGGCAATCGTTGGGCTTTCGGCACACATGGGAACGAGAGCCATCATGCAAATGCGTAAATTTTTATCTAAAAAATTAGGCATTGAAGAAATAACTGAAACTGAAATGGCGGGAGTGAAAAATGAGCAAAACACTTGAGCAATTAAAAAGACATGAAGGCTTTAGAAAGCGTGTCTACAAATGTGCCGCAGGACGCAACACTATTGCCTTTGGTTATAACCTTGATGCCAATAGTTTGAAATTACCACGCGCAAGAATCGCCGAAATGCTCACGCAAGGTGTTACAGAGCAAGAAGCCGAGGGCTTGTTGATGCAATGCGTGGAGCAAGCGACAGCCGAATTAACGCACCGTCTTAGCTGGTTTGAGCGTCTTAATGAGGCGCGTCGCGCTGTCTTAATCAATATGGCATTTAACTTGGGAATCGGCGGTTTGATGGCATTCAAAGGCACACTGCACGCGGTAAGTGTGTTTGATTTTGACATGGCAGCAAAAGGAATGCTTGCATCACGCTGGGCTTCGCAAGTTCATGGGCGAGCAAATGAGCTGGCATTGCAAATGAAAACGGGCGAGTTTGCAAATGGGGCGTAAGTCTAAGGTCGATAAGATTCCCGCTGAAACGCGGGAATTTTTAAATGAGCTACTTCGAGACCCTGCAAATTCACAGCGTGCAATGTCTGAAAAAGTGAATAGACAGCTCATTGCGCTAGGGCTTGAGCCTGTTATGACTGAGCGTGCGGTAAATAGCTACGCCGCTCGCATGAATAAAATCGGTTCAAAAATTATGAGAACCCGTGAAGTTGCTCATGTATTCATGAGTAAAATTGGAAATAAAGAATCGGGTGATGTTGGAAAGCTAACAAGCGAAATGCTTACTGCTGCGGTATGTGAGTTATCGGCTTATCTGGCAGAAAAAGATATAGACGAGAAATGTGATGAACACAAGCTGGCAAAAACCTTAAAGGATTTGGCTCAGGCTGCAAAATTGGCTCAAGAATCGGGTGAAGTTGTAGATAAGCGAATCGAAAAAGCTGTCCGCAAGGCGCAACTCGAAACCGCTGAAGCGATTGAAAAAGAATGCGCTAAAAAAGGTTTGAGTAGCGAGGCGGTCAAAACGTTTCGGGCGGGACTTGGTTTTGAAGATGGTCAGGACATCATTGATATATGAAAAACGAAATTCATCCTCCGAAAGAGCCAATTTTACTCGCCTATCAACGCCGCTGGTTTGATGATAATAGCGAAATCAAGATTGCCGAAAAGTCACGTCGAACAGGTATCACATGGGCAGAAGCAGCGTGTAATGTTTTAACCGCTTCGCTATCAAAAGAAGATGGTGGACGTAACGTTTATTACGTTGGTTCGCGGCAAGAAATGGCTCTTGAATATATCTCAGCCGTCGCGCTATTTGCTAAGGCATTCAATCAAGCGATTGGTGAAATTGGTGAGAGTTTATTCAAAGACGACGGAAAGGACGAAATTCTAACCTACACAGTTAGATTCCCCAATTCGGGCTTTAAAATCACTGCTTTATCGTCGCGTCCTAGCAATTTACGCGGGATGCAAGGCGATGTCGTGATTGATGAAGCGGCGTTCCATGATTCTTTGAATGAGCTTTTAAAAGCCGCATTAGCTCTCACGATGTGGGGCGCACGGGTTCGTATTATCAGCACCCACAACGGCGCAAATAACGATTTCAATCAGCTCATTCAAGATGCGCGAGCGGGTCGAAAAAATTACAGCATCCACCGTATTACGCTTGATGATGCCTTAAAAGACGGGCTTTACAAGCGTATTTGCTACGTCACACGCAAAAAATGGTCAATCGAAGTCGAACGCGAGTGGCGACAAAAACTCATCAATAACTCACCCACCAAAGAAGCGGCTGATGAAGAATACTTTTGCGTTCCGAATAAATCAGGCGGTTGCGCGATTTCTCGTGTCGTGATTGAGGCGGCGATGAGCAAAGAATACCCCGTTTTAACGCTCGAAAAAGATAACGATTTTAACGAGTGGCCCGAGCATTTGCGTTTTGCCGAAGTGAAGGATTGGTGTGAGCAAGCCCTGCTGCCAGAGCTGAAAAAACTCGATGACAAATGTCGCTATGCTATCGGTGGTGATTTTGGTCGCGTGTCCGATTTATCGAGCTTTGCACCGATGCGAATTGAGGCGAATTTGCATCGAACCGTACCGTTTTTGATTGAGTTACGAAACATTCCATTCAAGCAACAAGAGCAGATTTTGTTTTACGCGATGGATAGATTGCCGCGCTTGATTGCGGGGGCATTCGATGCTACGGGAATTGGGGCGTATTTATCTGAAAATGCACGACACAAATACGGCTCACAGCGCATTCAAGAAATCAAATTGTCAAATCAATGGTATCTCGAAAATATGGCTCGGTTTAAGTCGCGTTTTGATGACCAAGCTATCACGATTCCAGCGAGTGATGACGTGGCAAACGATTTAAGTGCGTTGCAGTTTATCGACGGTGTTATCAAATTGCCTGCAACTAAAAACGCCTCCACGACAGGTTTAAAACGTCACGGAGACAGCGCGATTGCTTTGGCGATGGCAGATTTCGCGTCAATTCAAATCGGCGGTGAAATTGATTATATCGATGTGCCAAGCTCTCGCTGGGGTGATGACGATGATTTTGATTTTTTCAGTTAAGGACATGAAATGATTTTGGATGTAAATGGCAAGCCCTTCGATAAATCAACACTCGAAAAAAGTCAGCTCGATGAAACCGCGCAAACGCAATTTTTAAAACACGAATTTGCAGGGCATTTAGGCAAGGGCTTAACACCACAACGTTTGAATCAAATTTT